TTTACAAAATAATACCACAGGTGTTACCAATAATGCTTTTGGTACATACGCTTTACAAAGTAATAGAGTTGGTCTTAATAATAATGCTTTTGGTTTTCAAGCGTCTGCTAATAACATAACAGGTAGTAATAATAATGCTTTTGGCAGAAACGCTTTGGTTAATAATACTACAGGTGCAAATAACGCATTTGGTAGTTATGCTTTAGCAAGCAATACCACGGGTATTCGCAATAGTGCATTTGGTCATAGAACATTAAACGCAAATACCATTAGTGGTAGCAATAGTGCGTTCGGTTATTTGGCATTAACCACAAATACAGGTAGAAGTAACAGTGCATTTGGTGATAGAGCATTAGCAAGTAATACAAGTGGTAAAGATAATAGTGCATTTGGTTATTTGGCATTAGCTAGTAATACGGTAGGTATAAGAAATACTGCGATGGGTTCGGTAGCATTAAGAGCGAACACAACTGGAAATGGAAATAATGCATTTGGTTATTTAACATTAGCCAGTAACACAATTGGTATTAGAAATAATGCTTTTGGTGATAGAGCTTTATTCTTAAACACAACAGGCAACAATAATAACTCATTTGGTTATAGATCATTAACAAATAATATAGTTGGTAGCAATAATAACGCATTTGGTCATCGGACACTAATAAACAATACCACAAACAACAACAACGCTTTCGGTTATAGAGCATTAACAAACAACACAACTGGTATTCGTAATAGCGCTTTCGGTCATCAAGCACTAGAGAATAATACTATAAGTGGTAGCAACAGTGCATTCGGTTATGCAGCATTATTTACAAATACAGGTGATAGTAATAGTGCATTTGGTGACAGATCATTAACAAACAATACATCCGGCATAAGAAATAGTGCATTTGGTGCGGGTACACTGATAAATAATACAATTGGTACCAACAATAACGCTTTTGGAAGTTATGCTTTAGCTGCAAATACAACAGGTAATGGAAACAACGCATTGGGTAGATTGGCGTTATCAAGCAATACATCAGGACAAAATAACAACGCATTTGGTACAGGCGCATTACTTTATAATTTAATTGGTAGTAATAACAACGCATTCGGTATTAATGCTTTAAGAAATAATACTACAAATAACAATAATGCATTTGGTGCTTATGCTTTACGAAGCAATACGACCGGTAATCGTAATAGTGCGTTTGGTCATAGAGCATTACAAGCAAATACAATTAGTGGTAGCAATAGTGCGTTCGGTTATTTGGCATTAACTTCAAATACAGCTATAGGTAACAATGCTTTTGGTAGTTTAGCACTAGCAAGCAATACAAGTGGTTTTAATAATAATGCTTTTGGTGAAAGAGCATTGTCAAGTAATACCACTGGTACCAGAAACAATGCATTTGGTTACAGAGCATTGAATCTGAATACAACTGGTTATAATAACAATGCTTTTGGTGATAGAGCGTTGTCAAATAATACAATTGCTACTGCTAATAATGCATTTGGTATGTTTGCATTATTAAATAATACCACGGGAAATAATAACAACGCATTTGGTTTGTATTCTATCAAAAACAATATAACAGGTGGTAATAATAGCGCATTTGGCCATTATACTTTGGTAAATAATATATCGGGTGGTAATAATAATGCATTTGGTAATAAAGCTCTATATCTCAATACCACAAACAATAATAATGCATTTGGTACACAAGCATTAGCAAGCAATACTATCGGCGCATTTAATAGTGCTTTTGGTCATCAATCATTAAATCGTAATACAACGGGTATTAGTAACAGCGCATTTGGATATCAATCATTGGATAATAATACCATTGGTTATGGCAACAGTGCTTTTGGTACAAAAACACTTGATGCAAATACCACTGGTTATGGCAATAGTGCTTTTGGTAGTGGTTCATTAAAGAATATAACTACTGGATTTGAAAACATTGGTTTTGGTATAAATGCCGGTAACAACATTACGACGGGTAACAATAATATAGTAATTGGTAATAATATTAATGTACCTGTAGCTACTGGTAAAAATCAAGTTTCAATTGCCAATATTATATTTGCGAGTGGTAGTGCTGTTGGTACTGGTACAACTTTAAGTACTTTAAATGTGGGTATAGGTACAAGTAGTCCTGCTGCTAAATTAGAAATCATACATGATTCTACAGCAGTAACTCCCGCTTTGTACGTTAAAGGAGGATATGTAGGAACTCCAATTGCTAGATTTGAAAGAATTTATGGAGTAACGCCAACAACTACATATGTTGATATAAATGGAAGCGGCGGAAATGCACAATTAACTATTGCGTCAGCAGGCAATGCATTTGCTCTGGGAGTAAATACCACGACTAGTGCATTTGAAATTTCTGACAGTGGTGCTATAGGAACAAATACAAGATTATTAATTGATGTAAATGGTAATGTTGGTATAGGCACAACAACTCCTGTTTATAAACTACAAGTAAGTGGTAGTATTGCGCCAAGTGGGGATGGTATACATCCGTTGGGTAATTCAAATAACAGATTTAGTGATTTATTTGCTGTACAAACAACCATTGGTGGTTTGTTTGAAACTGGATTAAAAACACAAGATCTTGGATTATATGATACCGGCACAATTGTAAGTTGGAAAGAAAATAAGTGTGTACCATGTGAAACTGAAGAAGATGAATTGGTGATGGGTGTAGTAAAGAATGGTAAAGATGAACCATTAATCATGGGTGCTGAACCTATTTTGGTGACTGGCAAAGTAGAAGTGGGTGATTATATAGTTACCAGCAACAAAAAAGGTCATGGTAAAGCTGTAAAAAGAGGTAATATCTTCAAAAAAGATCTATTTGGTAAGGTTATAGCTCAAGCGTTACAAAGTGGAGATGGTGATAGTTATTTGATAAAAGCGATGATTAGAAAGATGTAAAGTCATATTTATAATAAAGAAATTTATTATAACATATGGCAAAGATCCAAATTAAGAATAGCTTTATCACTAGTAGTGCTGATATTACTATTAGTAGCAGCATGGTCAAATTTAGCAGTGGTATATCAGCTAAAAACATTACTGGTAGTTTTAGTGGATCTATACCTGCGTTAACTTCATATTATAAACAAGGTGGCAATAGTTTTGGTACCACAGCTATTCTTGGTACCAATGATAATCAAGCACTAACATTTGAAACCAATGCTAGTGAAAAAGTTAGAATTACAAGTGATGGTATTGTTGGTATTGGTACCAGTAGTCCTAATAGTTGGACCAAATTAGAAGTAAATGGTACGACAGCGGTAAACGGTATTTTATATATTAATGAGAATTATAAAATTCAAGCATTAACTGCTTTTCCAGGATCCGCTGGTAAATTGATACTGAACGGAGACGGTGGTAACGTAGGTATAGGTACAAATAGTCCTAGTGCTAGATTTCATGTAAGCGGATCGTCTTATTTTCAAGGATACACTAGAGTATTTGTTACTCAAAACAATACGATAGGCACAAGTGGCGACGCGGGAAATCTTCAAGTAAATAGTATCAATGTACATCCTAATAGTACAACTGAAACGATGTATGTGAGAAGATTAAGTAGTGGCGTATTTCAAATACAAACCGTTTTAGCATCAGCAAATTCTGGAAGTTTACAGTTACAACCATATGGTGGCAATGTAGGTATAGGCACTACAACAGTTGATGCAAAATTAAGAGTATTGGGTAATGTAAAAGCTACTAGTTTCACTGGTAGTTTTAGTGGTAGCGTTGTTGGATCCAATATATTTGTACAAGGTGGTAATAGCTTTGGTACAACTGCTATATTGGGTACAAATGACAGTCAAGTATTAACATTCAAAACCAATAATAGTGAAAAGGTTAGAATTGATACTAATGGTAACGTAGGTATAGGCACAACAAGTACTGGTGCGCCTCTTACTGTATATAGAGCGAGTAATCCGTGGATATATTTAAATGGAGGTGGTAATTTTTCATATATCCGATTTAATGATGGTACGAGTAATGCATATTTGTTTAAAAATACAAACTCTGATACCACTAACGGTGCTCTAGCCGGAGCAATGTACACTTATACTGAAAGTGGTAAAGCATTTCAACATATTCACGCGGGTACGCCACTGTTTACAATATTAAGTGGTGGTAATGTTGGTATAGGCACTACAAGTCCAGGGCGAAAATTAGATGTTAATGGAGATGTTAATATTGGGACAAATCTTGTTGTAATTTCTGGAATTTATAACGCCAATTATTATGCAGGAAATTCCACTGCAACTTATTTTAAAAATAGTGTTGGTACTGATACTTTAACAATCTTACAAGGGGGTAATGTTGGTATAGGTACAAGTACGGTATCTAGAAAACTTCATGCTTACGTTGATACTGGACCTGTAATGAGATTACAAACCAGTGGTAGTAATGCTTCTATAGAATTCATACCTTCATCAGGACAAAACCGATATAATTGGTTAATAGGTGCTCAACAAAATATCAGTGATGCATTTGAAATTACGCCTTCAACCACAACAAATGGAACAACATTTAGTACTCCGGCAATATTAGTTGCGTCAAGTGGAAATATTGGTATAGGCACAACAAGTCCAACTCAAAGATTAGATTTGAGTGGTAGTTTAAGAATTCGATCTGCTGGTACATATTCTGATCCTGCTGATAATGCGGGATTTATAAATTATGATAGTAATGGTGGTATATTCACGCTTTCAGCAAGAAGTAATGGTGGTAATACATACATGGCATTTAGAACTTCTAATGCTGGTACTGCAGGAGAAAGAATGCGTATCATCAATGATGGTAATGTGGGTATAGGAACAAGCAGTCCAAAACAAAAACTTGATATAGCTGGTGCTGGTGCTGGATCCATTGCATTAACTAATACTGGTACAAGTGGATATTCCGAAGTTATATTCTACGAAGGTAGTTCTGTAAAAGGAGATATATGGGTTAATGGATCTGCACAATCAAATTATGCAGGCGTAAATTCTCTTAATATTCTACAAAATAGCAATGCTCCAATAGCATTTTATACCAATGGTAATAATGAAAGAATGCGTATTGACGGAGGTGGTAATGTTGGAATAGGCACAACAAATCCATTCTCAAAACTTGATGTTAGAGGAAATTTATATGTAAATTATGGTTCTAATGGAACTGGTTATATACAAACAAATGGTTCTGATAGTGATTTACAAATTACCATCGCAACTAATTTAACCACTTTAATGAATACGGGTGGTAGTGGTGCTATGGCATTTGGTGCGGGTAACAGTGAAAGAATGCGTATACTTTCAGGTGGTAACGTTGGTATAGGTAGTAGTAGTCCTGCTGCTAAATTGGATATAGTTGGTACAAATACTACAATAGCTTTATCATTTGGTACTACGGTGCCAAACAATCCGTTGTTTATAAATACTTATGGCGGCGCACAGGGTATTGGAATGGATTCAGCGGATGCTGGTATAAGATTAGTCGGCGATTATGCTGGTGGTGGAAATAGGTTGGTGGATATAGGTTATTATTCAAGTGGTACAATTGCACATGCAAACTGGGTAAGTAGATTAAGAGTATTAAACAATGGTAACGTAGGTATAGGCACAACTTTGCCACTAGGCAAATTACACGTAACAGGTTCAGCAAGTGTACCCGCAGCATTATTAATGGGTAACGTAGGTATAGGCACAACAAGTCCTACGGCTAGATTGCACATAAGTTCGTCTTCAAATGATGGTCTTGCTCAATTTAAAATAGAAGGTGTAAATGCTCCGTCTACATTTAACTGGGCATCTACATTTATAAACTCTGCACTTGGTTCAAGTAGAAATTATATTTCACTAATTGGTCAAGCTCTAAGTAGCAGAAATAGTGGTTATATTGGATTTAATCATTCTGGTACAACTGGTTCAACGTCAAACTTTTTGACATTTGGATTGTACGGCGTTGATAATATTTTAAATATAAATGGTAACGGTAATGTTGGTATAGGTACAACAAGTCCTGGTACCAAACTTGAAGTAACAGAAAATTTAACTTCTGCTGCTGTTCTAAGAATAAAAAATTTATCATCTACTGGTTTTTCTGGAACTGAATATTTAGATCCAAGTGGAAACGTTGATTTATATATTGGCTTGGAACAAAATGGAGGCGCTGGTAGATATAACAGTTTAGATGGGGGACATCGTTTTTATGTTTCTTCTACAGAAAGAATGCGTATTGCGAGTGATGGTAACGTAGGTATTGGTACAAGTAGTCCAACTACCAGACTACATGTATATGGTTCTGGTGGAGGATTTGAATTTGGAGTTGGTTCATCAAATTGTTATATAGAAACAATTGATAGAGCAAGTGTAGGAAAAGATTTAAATACTGGTTACTATACAAGAGGATCTGGTTCATTTACTTGGAATAATGGATCTTATACCGAAAGAATGCGTATTAATGGTAATGGCAATTTAGGTATAGGCACAACAAGTCCATCTTATAAACTAGATGTTAGTGGAATTTTAGCTTCAGGCGGTTCACCAATTGCTTGGTTTTCTGGAAACTATAATAGAATATATGAACCAGCTGGTAATCCAGCATTGTATTTGGGTAATAATAGTGATCCAAGTAACTATTTTGATAATACAAATCATGTTTTTAGAAATAGAGGGGGTTCCAGTGTATATGCATTAATTAATAGTAATGGAAACTTAGGTATAGGTACTAGTAGTCCTGCGTCACAACTTCAATTATCTGGATCACTTCAAATTGGTAATGGCACAAATTTTGGTAATAAACTTACAATATATGATAATTTTACAGATGGAAAAATTGCAATTGCATTAAGACAATCAACCGGAGCTAGTGTTGGTGATGATATATTCTCACTATATTGTAATTCTACTACAGGTGAAGCTAGATTGTTAGCGGATGACGATAACGGAGTTGGGTTCATGACGTTCTACATGAATGCTAGTGAAAGAATGCGTATTACCAATAACGGCAATATAGGTATTGGCACAACAACCCCATCATATCTGTTAGATGTATATTCTGGAAATCAAGATGTGGCTAGATTTTATAATAATCAAACTACATTTGGATTTATTTTAGGTAGCACTGCTAATACATCATTTACAAATCTTCTTTGGTCAACAAGTACAGGTAACGCTCAGTTCTTTAAAAATAGAAGTAGTACAAGTTGGGGCGGAGCTGATTCATTTAATTTTTATACAAGCAATGGTGGTTTTGCTTGGCATCCAGCTGGTGTAGCAAATGCGATGTACTTAACAACATCAGGCAATCTTGGTATAGGTACAACAGCTCCTGCTTATAAATTGGATGTAAGTGGTACTGGTAGAGTTGGTGATGTATTTTTAATAACAACCGCCACTACTTCAGATGCGAGATTGGAAATTGGTAGTGGCAGAAGTGGTAATGGTAATTCTTATCTAGATTTAATTGGTGATGCTACATATACCGATTATGGTTTAAGATTAATTCGTTATGATAGTGGTGCAAATGCTGGTAGCAGATTAGAACATAAAGGAACGGGTCAACTTCAATTATTTACCGCAGAAGCTGCGTCTGTTACAATCTCAACAACATCAACTGAAAGAATGCGTATTACTAGTGATGGTAACGTTGGTATAGGTACAAGTAGTCCTGTTCAGAAATTTCATATAGATGGTGTTGTTGGAAATCCAGCTACATCCGGAACAGCTCAAAACGGAATTGTTAGATTAAGTAATACAACCGATAATGCAGTATTAGATATTGGTATGAGAGCCGGTGGTGCTGGCGCTTGGTTACAATCTACTGATGAAACCAGTTTAGCAGCAAATTATCCTTTGTTATTAAACCCTAACGGAGGTAATGTGGGTATAGGTACAACAAGTCCTACTCAAAAATTAGATGTAAATGGAAGCGCTCGTTTTGCAAATATAGTATACGCTGCTAAAGGAATTTTTTCAGATGCTTCAGGAGTAGGTGGTGTTATAGAAGCATACAATACAGTAGCGACAAATGCTACAACAGCTATTATTAGACAAACTACCGCAGGAGGTAATGGTAACCAAGATATAGGTTTACTTGTAGATATACAAGGAGCAAATGATTTGGATAGGATAGCCAATTTTAGATATTATGATGGTTCTACTTATACAAGTAGAATGGCTATTATGAGAGGCGGTAATGTTGGTATAGGTACAACAAGTCCTGGATATAAGTTAGAAGTTACTGGAACTGGATTTTTTTCAAGTAATCTTACTGCTAACGGCGTTACAATTGGTGCATCAGATGTTCGTAGTTCCAGTAATATTCTTACTTTAGGTGGTACATCCGAAAGAATACGTATAGACACAAATGGTAATGTGGGTATAGGTACGAGCAGTCCAAGAGTATTGTTAGATTTGGCTAAAGCTAATAACGTTGGTCAAGTTTTATTGATCGGAGAAACTTCAACGAATGTAAGAACTGGATTTGGATTAGATTCATCAACCGCAGGAATGAGAATTTTCTGCCCCAACCTCTCTAGTCAAGCTATAGACATGGGTGGAATCTCTACATCAGATGGATCTACATGGACAAGAAATCATAGTTTTGGTGTAGCAGGAAAAAATAGTTGGTTAAATGAACAAGGTGGCAATGTTGGCATAGGCACAAGTAGTCCAACTGCTACCTTAACTGTGATTGCTACAAACAATACAGGATCGAGAATTCAACTTGGTACTGCTACTACCAGTACCTA